GGTGGATTCAATGACCATGAGAGTGCCAGGCGTGTTAGGAAATGACTGACTGACTGCGTTCATAGATTCCGTTGGGTTCGGCCAGAACGCCAATTCACTAGCATGCAGCGATTGCAGCGTGTACGAGCGTCCCAATGACTTGCGACCGGCGGTCTGAACTATCAGTCTGCTGCGGTGCGGTGCGGCCCAGATCAGTTCCTTGCGATTAGACTGTGCCATCGGGCGTTTCATTCCGTCCGGCAGCATCTCCTGCATGATCCGTGCCTTGTCAAACACGTTGGTAGAACTGTCGTCGTTATGTGCAGCTACTAATGCACTGTAATTCGGCAGTCCGTTGCAGTTTAAGAACATCAGTGCCTGGGTAACCGTAGACATCCCCATCTGCCGGGCCTTAAGGATAATCGCCCTCATTGGAAGGTTGCGTTTTGCCTGCTCACTGAGGGCACCGATAAGTTCCCTCTGTGCCCAGTTTGGTACTAAGGGCATCATACGGCCACCCTTGTCGATAATTGCAAGGTTCTGGAGTTGCTCGTACAGGCTCCCTGATTTAGTCTTTGCAAGCACCTGCTTCAACTGCTTCATGTTTTGCTTGGCGTAAGGCTGTGCTTTAGGCGGCTTAGGTTTGTTCTTGCTGCCTTTCGGGCGGCCTCTCTTTTTTTTAGCAATCTGTCCAGAATTTTCTTCCATGAGAATCCCTTCTAGGTATAATTCGGCAAACCTTATTATACATAGGAGAGACATCAATGTCATGGACTACTTTGGTCGAAGAGATACGCGAGAGTGGAGTAGGGGTTACCGCTTGGGAACAAGAGTTTATGAGCAGCATCATGGCTAAACGGGAACAGTGGCCCACGCTGACCGATAAGCAGCAAGCCATCTTGAACAAGATCTCAAAAGAACGACTGAAGAAGGACGAAGAAACGGTCTTGTAAAGACTGTGTAGAACATCAGTCGCACATCCAAACAAGTCTGATAGTTATCGCGTGACCTCAATTGCGGCGCTGGCAGTGGCGGCAGGGATGCTGCCGCCGCTGGCGTTATCGAATACCAATGAATCAAATAAAAGAAGATTTACACCCGTTCCTATGTGGTTGCGGTCGCAAGTTTTTGATTCACTGGCGTCGTCGTAGAGTTACCTGCGAGAGTTGCAACCGATCTTACCGCTGGGAGAATGATTACAGGCGTATACCCGGCAGTATCAATCGAGATTTTTGTTCATGGAAGGAGCAAATGTATCTTTGACGTGTAACCTTTTCTCTTGAAAGGAGAAACAATGCCAAAAGCGATCAAGAAATCCAACGGCAACAGAATCTCATCATTGATTGAGGAAGGCGGAGGCGAGATCAAACAGATCGTCATCCCGCGAATCAAACGTCACGTCGTCCGGTTTGAAATCGTTGGAATGGGAGAGAGTCTGATCAGCAACCCATTCAGCGAGCGATCACGCAAGCAGATGTTCGACACGCAAACAGGCAAGGCGAAGGGTCCGAAAGAAGACCGCGACCCCTGGGTCAACTTCTGTGACAGCCTCAACTGGATCACAGAGCGTCCAAAGAAACCTACCCAAGAAGACATCGACAATTCCAAGTTTGGGTTCCCCCAGATGGGCATAAAAGCCGCAGGAGTTAGGGCATGCGGCTTTATCGACGGGGTGACCATGACCACCGCCGGTGGCACGTTTTTCACGCCTCCTGGTATGGCTCTCATCAAGTCTGGCCCGCCCACCATGCGTGAGGATTGCGTGCGTAACTCAGGTATCGGTCGCAAGGCAGACCTACGATACCGCGCCGAGTTCAAGGAGTGGTCGATTGACGTTGAGATCGACTACAACGCAAACCTGCTGAATGCTGAACAGATAATGAACATCTACTACAACGCAGGCTACTCTGTCGGTATCGGTGACTGGCGACCGCAACTTAAGAACGGCGGCCCGCACGGCAGGTTCAAGGTGAACATGGACACATTTCGTGATGAAGTGATTACAGACTATGACTAAGCACGAATACAGTTGGAAATACGGAAGCAGGCCAGCCAAGCTGGACCCTACAGTTGTCGGCAAGCAGTTCGAGAAGATCGAGAAGCGTGATAAAGCGGTCACGCCGGACTCGGTGGTCAAAGCCAATCGTGCTGCCAAGGCACCGCTACATGACTATTTTGAGTGGGACAACAACGTCGCAGGCGATAAGTACCGCTGTACCCAGGCCAGTTACCTGATCAGGTCAATCGTCTGCAAGTTGTCCGATGTTGACCACGAAGAGCCGATCCGTGCCTTCGTCAGGGTATCCACTTCTGACGACGAAGAAGACACGGGTCAGTACATACACATCCACCAAGCGATGAACCGCCCATTCACCCGCGAGCAACTCCTTCAGCAGGCACTGGAAGACCTGCGTGCGTGGCGTAAGAAGTATTCGCAATTGAAGGAACTTGTCGCCCTGTTCCGTGAGATTGATGGTTTCGGGGAAGCGGGTTAGTCCTGCGGCAGTCGCGGTCAGACGAGGTCCGGCAAGGCAAGGTGAGGCGTGGCAAGGCATGGTGCGGCACGGTAAGGCCGTTAAGGTACGGATCGGATCGGCACGGCAGGTTCCGGCGAGGTCTGGCACGGTAAGGTCTGGTGGGGTAAGGCCGTTAAGGCATGGCTCGGCTTGGTGCGGTGCGGCTAGGCGAGGTAAGGCAGTGCAGTTAAGGCTGGTCTTGGTACGGCTAGGCCAGGCATTTTGCGGCACGGCAAGGCAGTTCCGGCAAGGCAAGGTGAGGCAAGGCAAGGCAAGATGAGGCTAGGCATGGCAAGGCCGTTAGGGCATGGCAAGGTCAGGCAAGGCAAGATGAGGCTCGGCATGGCAAGGCCGTCATGGTTTGGCAAGATACGGCTAGGCATGGCAAGGCAAGGCAAGGTAATCGTTAATGGAGTAACCGAATGGAAAAATTTGACCTAGGAAAAGGAATTATCGTTGAGATCCCCAAGCACAAGGTAGAGTTGGCGAAGCATTGGGGCGGGATCAGGTTCGAGAGGGGCAAGAAACTCAGGGCCAAGCATGGGCAGAGCAAGAAGTCCCACACATTAGACATAGAGATCCAATCTTGTGGGGCTGAGATCACCGTTGCCCATTTCACTGGAGCAAAGTGGCGAGAGAAGGGTATCGACAACGGCGTTGACGTTCCGCCCGACATACAAGTCCGGTGGACTCCCCTGGAGAAGGGCAAGTTGATAATCCACCCACCGCCAGGGGACCGAAAAGACGTTCGATTCGTTCTAGTCGTAGGCAAGATGCCTTACCAGCGTGTCGCCGGTTGGGTATCGGCAGGGGGCGGCATGATACCTAAGTACTGGACTAACTTCGGGCACGCAGATCGACCGCACTGCTACGGTGTGCCCCAGTCAGAATTGAATCCGATAGAGAGGTTTATGTGAAATACGCTATATCTCCAAACGGAATCTACTGGAGTATTCAAGGTGAAGGTCATCTGCGAGGCCAGCAGATGGCCTTTGTTCGATTTGCTGGATGTTCTGTTGGTTGTCCACAATGCGACACAGACTACTCTGTGGACAGGAGGCTTTCCCCAAAGGAAATTGTTGAAGAGGTCGCACTTATCGCTCCGATGAACTTGAGGGAGCGGTGGGTTTGGATTACAGGAGGCGAGCCTTACGATAGAGATCTACACGGGTTGATATCAGTTTTACGGGCGAGTGGGTTTTTAATTGCTGTGGCAACTAGCGGCGTTCATAGGGCCATAGAGCCTGTGGACTGGTTGAGTGTATCGCCGCACGACTATGTGCTAGTCCAGAGGTTTGGCGCGGAGATCAAACTTGTCGAAGGTTTGAATGGCTTGAAATTGGAACAGTGGTCTAATAAAAACCCAGACGACACAATTGACTTCTTTATGCGGTATGTCCAACCTCTCGCAAAAATGGACGGGGGCAAATACTGCGAAGATCCTGATTCATATGCACGATGTCTTGACTTTTTGAAGCACAATCCCAACTGGTCCCTGAGTCGCCAAGACCATCACAACTGGGGGATGGAGTGAAGCTGACCATCTTAGTCTCAGGCGGCTTGGATTCCGCAGTGCTTTTAAATCACGCGATCCGAAGCATGCCGCCCTCGGACATCACCGCGGTTACTGTTCGGTACGGCCAGCCGCACGAAAAAGAGATCGTGTTTGCTAAGGAGATATGTGACCGTCTTGGGGTTTCTCACCAGGTAGTTAGCGCATTCCCTTGGCACAAAGGTCCAATACAGGAAAATGTTAACGATATCCCTTGGAACCCAAAAGCAGGCGATCCGATGGTAATTAGAGGTAGAAACTCACTCTTCGTGACTTTATCGTATATCGTTGCTGAGTGCGATGAGATATGGTTGGGTTGCAATTCAGACGACCAGAGAGACTATCCTGACTGTAGAGAAGGTTGGGCCAAGTCTATCGGCAATGTCTTTGGCGTGATTGTACGTCTTCCGTTCTGCCTTTTAACGAAGAGACAAATTGTCGGTATGGCAAGGGACTACAATGTTGACATAGATCGGACCTTGAGTTGCTACCGTGGCCTAGTTCCAGGTTGCGGCGAATGCAATTCCTGTGTTCTTCGTGCTGAAGCGATGAAGAATGAGAATTTATCTAGCTAGCCCTAACAGCCAACTTCAAGCCCATTCAGTAAATGGCATGAACGTCCTGTTGTCGTTTGCGATCTGGTCTAAATGGATGGCAGACTACGCCAAAACTTACGATCACATCCTAATAGATTCTGGGGCGTACAGCGTACTCAACTCCGGCACCACCCTAGATGTCTTGGAATATAAAGACTGGGCGCAACAGTGGGATGGGGTCGCAGATGCGGTGGCAGGGTTAGATGACATTGGCGGGGATTGGAAACTCAGTCTGAAAAACTACGAAATAGGGGGAGGATTCCCGACATTCCACGATACGGACCCGCCAGAGTTGTTGAAAGAGTTATGTCAATTGGCCAAAGAAGGCAGCAACTGGATAGGCATCGGCCTAAAACCGCCAAGACAGAGCAAACGCATGTGGTTAAGGGAGACACTTGCGGCTATACCAGAGGGGATTCATGTTCACGGGTGGGCGTTGCGGCAATACGCAAACTTGGCGAGGTTCGACTCAATGGATAGTACGAACTGGTGGCGCGATGGCTTTCTTTACAAAACCATGCTCCCCCACCTTACTTACGGCGAGTGCCTAGATATCGTCGTCAAGCGATACCAAAGAGAATCTTTCAAAAAGTCTGAAGTGGCTGAGAAGTTACTGTTTTGACATGCACGACGACGAAGACTACGGTTACGGTTGCATCACCATCCTGCTGCTCTACCTACTTCTTATGATAATGATTGCGATGTTGTAGCCGCACTGCCCCCTTTCTCTGGCCCTAACTAGGGTCAAAGGATCGGACGCTAACGGACTGCGCTCTACCTGCGTTGCGGTTTATACTAGGGCCGTCGCCGCATACCCAGGGTCTTACGCACTGATGAGGCTTCTGCGCGGGGGCAGAGATACGCAGTCTGGCCACGCCTCAGATTGGTGCTGATTGGTTTTTAGCTTTTCTTGGGGGGTAGCTTGGGGCATCCATGACCCTGTCCGTTAGCTATATAAGCAGGCGTAGGGCAGGCATAGCTCACGGACATGATTATGCCTACCCACGCCTTGCGCTTCACAGTGTACCACAATCAA